GTCCCCAAGGACAAGCATAGCAAGTCCAACCCAGCGGAAAAAGGCCCGCAAAATCATAGCCTTGAAGAGCTTCGCGTACTAACGCACGTTAACCCAGGGGCCAAGACTATGCCACTGTGGAACCTGAAGCTTCACAGCTTTCAGGCTATAACGAGGCGTTGGAACGCCCCGCTCACCTCGTGAACCAGTAACGGAAGGAGCATCTCTTTTCTCAAGGGAATGCAACTTATACAAAAGAGAAGGCCAATTAGCAAGTGGCCTCTCTTTGTAAATCCGTACTAAGTGAGTTGTCAGAAATCCCTCTACAAACCCCTTTATAGCAAGGGGAGTGGGAGAGACTTCGTCAAAATCACGAAGTACGGCACCGTCTCCGTACCCATCGGGTATAGAGAGTCTGGCCACCTTCCCATCAAGAGATTTGACTAGAGAGTCAAATTGATCTTGAAACCTATCATCACACCCATACCCAATACCGACAAATCGGTGGGCAAGGCGTTTGATAGAGTTAGCGTACCATAAAATACGCTCAGGAGAGTTTATGTCACTTTTGACATAAAGAGGCGTAACATCGTGACCTCGGAAGTAGTGTTTACCACACGATTCCCGAAATGGGCCCTCTATAAATGTCTTTTCGTCATTGGTTTTAAAGCCAACGATCCCAAGGACACGTATAAGAGGAACCACATATCTGCTGATGACGGCAATGTCGTCACCATAAACAGATATCTCACGATCCTTCCCACCCATGGATCTTATGACAGCACGGCCGATAGCCAAAAAGATTAAACTTTCTAGCTCGAACGTGTAGCCATTGCCCATAGATGAGAACTTATGAAGACAGTGCAATCCGACTTCATAAGGCAAAGACGTGAAGTTCGATCTAACAGACTTCAGAGCAACGAGCCAATCGTCTGGAAGTAGGAGTTCTACCAGAGCGGTTGACACGCTATCTGAAGCACTAGCTAGATCAACTGTGGCCCAGCTTCCATCAATGGAACCAAGGTAAGCTTTACCCTGATTACAAGTTTGGTCGTTGAGATTACAGCCAGATTTGCTTAGTCTGGATCTCATTAAGCCACCTATCCCCTTCTGATAAAACATGTTCAGAAGAGGCTCGATGGCTATAACCCGATCAGATCGGGCGTCCTTTGGCACAGTGGTAATGCGGCTACCGGCTACAACCTTTAGGTTGACGCCGTTCTCACTTCGGAGTTTCCCCCAAAGTAGAGCGTGCTTTGTAAAACACGCATCAATAGCCGCGCATTCCCCTGTCGCTGTCGGGTTTAATAACCCGAACTTATTCACAGGGTGTCCTTGACTCCTCTTAACCCCGACAGCAGCACCGGGGCCGTGAGCCAAAAACGGTAGCGTCATATCCCAAGAAAAATCCTTGAGAATACCACTCACGATTTCTCGTGCATCCATGAGGATGTTATAAGCTACAGAATCGTAGCGCATAAGGTGATATATGCGAATATTCGCACTATGACACGCGTCTTCAGATCTTAAGAACTTCTCTATCGCAACCTTGGAGGTGTCAATTCCAGTGTTAAGAAGAGGAAATTTCTTAAGGAGGTTCTGTGCCGCATAGTCTGCCGCAAACTCGCGACTGTCCGAGTAACCTTTAGGGTTAAGCGAAACATTCACAAGATCACGGTGACGATCTGAGGCATAGAGCTTCGAACATCTGAGACCCAGTCGACCTAAAGAGGTTAAAGTCTCTAAGAGGACTGGCCGAGGTGAATAACTACGACCTTGTTTCGTTGGCATCTGGAGAGTCTCCTAGATACGAGCGTATCGCCCGTAATCAAAGTTTGATATTACGAGTGAAGAGAGGAGGAATAAGTCTACTTATGACGGATCTTGCGGAATAAATCCCGCAACTTCTGACAAGGTAGACAGACACCTGTGGTCATTAAGACCACGACCCCTCCGGCGTTGAAACACTTACGTCAAAGACGGAAAGTGCGACAAGTGCTTGTACGCGATCAACGAAATCCTGCCTTTCGGCAGCCGTGAAAGATGTTGGGACAGAAAGCTTGATATCCGCTTTCGCGGTACCAATCGTACTGCCAATACATCCACACACGGAGTCAACCGTAGCCACTTTCGGAACCGTCAAGACCCACCGTGTGGCATTACTGCCATCGGTAAGGGGTCCGCGGACACTTTCGGTGACCGTGCTAACAGCACCTCCAAAAGAGGTGTCGCCAGCAAGGGCCCACGTCGAGATACCATTTGCGGTGCCTCGGGGGGTATACACCTTTGTGTTCAGAGTTATGGAACTCTGTGCAGGCATTGGACTATGTCCTATCGGCTGAAGACCTGAGCGAGCAGCGCAATTGCATTTGCTGCATGCAAGGTCGATAAAGGGTTCTTAACGTAGAGCCCTGGAACGGGTGAACCGGAAAAACAAGTACGTTGAAACTCGGTCATCCTGCCAGAAATGACAGGAGGAGCGAGTTGGTAATCAACGACTCCGGGTTGGTTAACAAAACCATACGGGCTACCGACACCTTTGCACTCCATTCGTGATATATTACTGTATCCCCCCGTGACGAAAGTATAGCCAACATCTGCGGTTAAAGCAGAGAGCCATGCCCCGACAGGGAGGAACCAGTCTACCACGAAACTGTAGCGCATTAGTTCCCAAACGATTTCAGCTGGGTTGATTAAACCCAGAGATGACAACTCGGCGAGCGTGGGATTAGCCATCTGGTAAACCAGAAAGCAATTCACGGCTCGATTATGTTGCCAGGTAACATCGCAGCTGCCAGCGTGAGCACCACTTAAAGAAGTGGTACTCTCAATGACATCCTCTTGTTTCGAGTGTACCCGAACAAAAGGAATCTCAAATCGACTGCGCCTATATAGGTGCAGCATTGAGCCAACGATGTCTGACATCAGAGGGTTCCATCCATACTGAAGTTGCAGCCAAGCGTTAGGTATAGTACACCACAGATTGCGGGGTAGACGCCCAGTTTCAGTGCCTTTGACAGCGAGCCAATCCAGAGGATTTTTTCTTTGGAAAGCACTCACGCCTTTGGCAATGTTATGAGCAGTCGACCCAATCATTTCTATGGTCTTATGAGCCTCCGCGAGGAAGTTACCAAGATGAACATCTTGGTTCTTCAGTTTATTGAGAGCTTTAACAGTGGCAGCATTAATCATGTTGCTGCTAGCTAAGATCGGAGTGGGTGGCGACCTGCCATCCCAATACGATCCACTCGGGTACCGATATCTAGTGGAGTTCGTCGGTGAGAACGTACGAGTGTACACAGACTGTGTACTCCCTTGATACGTAATCATTCCAACGGATCTACTATACGATCGGCAGAGACGGAAACCCTTCAACATGGTGGAATTACCACCAGGCGGATGGATATCTTTCTCCCATTGATAAGCCACATCACTGCAAATAGCAGATTCAGTAGAGCCAGCAGGCGACGAAACATAAAAACATTCCGTGCGCCTGTGGGCAATATTGATACTACTAGCAGGAGTGGTCACAATGGACCTTCTGGAGGATTTGACACTGAGAAAGAAATGAGTTCACCACACGCAGGGCTGTTAAGCCAAACGTGCTCAAGGAACATCCATGGTATTTCAAAACCACGGTGACACTTGGGACAGACGATTGAGTCGTAAGTGGATTCTTCATTCATCAGAGTGATTCCAGAGTGAGTGAGCCCATGGAAAGGGCGAAATAGC